CCGCGTCGGTGGTCGCCTTGTCCTGCCAGCCCTTTATCGCGGGGTTCTTGCCGCGCGGCACGAGCGGGAACACGCGCCAGCCGAGCGAAGCGTAGAGCAGTGCGGCGTCCAGCAGTTCGTTACTCGGCATATGGATCGCCGTATTCATTCTCGTATGTTTTAATCTGGCCTTCGAGAATATCGGCGATAAACTTCAGCGCTTCGATGATTGTCACAAGCTCACAGTCCCCGCCAATCCTGACCTCGAAACCGTTTTTTGTGACGTTCGCTGTCATATCGGTGCATGAGAGGTCTTCGATACGAAAATACGTCCGTGAGCCGTGGCCAGTGTCGCCGCCTTTTATCCCGTTTGTACCGGCTTCGACTTCGAGGATATTCGCGCTCGTGATTTCTCGCGTCCACGTGATTATTCCGTCACGTTTATTGGTCTTGATGTGTTCGTACATCTTCTCTCCCATCTTCTTCATACTCAATCCCCAGCAGCTCGCATATCCTCCTCGCGCTCTCGGACGGCCTGCAGAACTCGAACCGCACGCCGTAGCGCTCCTGCATGGTGGACATGGCCTTGGCCAGCCTCGGCCCCTGGATGGGCTTGCGCGTACCGTGGCGCGGGCACTTGCCCCGCGGGTCGCGCGGCCTGCACGCGAAGTCGCGCAGCTCGCACTTGGCGCAGTGGTCGTTCGTCCATGCGTTGACGTGCGCCAGCTCGGTGTAGCCGTGCGTGTTCTCGACCAGCACGACGAGCCTGTAGCCCGCCTCCCGCGCGCGCACCAGCTCGCGCTTAAACCGCGCGTGGCTCCTGCCGCCGATGTTCTGCGCGACCTCCTGCACGTTGCGCTTGGTATCGACGCAGTAGTTGGACCCCTCGGCCCAGTAGTCGCCGAACGACGGCGCGGGCGGGTGCTTGCCGTCGAAGCGCACCCGCTCGATCTCTATGCCGTGCTCGGCCCACCAGCGGTGCTTCCGCGCGTGCTTGTCCACGCCGTGATGCTGCTGCTGCAGCGCGTCTTCGTATATCGTGGACATCTCCGCGCCGCCTTAGAACGGGATGGAGTCGTCGTCGGCGTAGGCGCTGGCGCTGCCGCCGCTTGTGGACGAATCGCCGCCGTAGCCCTTCACGTCGGCGTAGTCCGCCCAGTCGATCTTGCCGCCGCGCTCCAGCTCGACCTTCGGCCTCGGCGCGTCGTCGAGCGTAAGGAACCTGTCGGGCCTGACGTTCACGTTCGTGTAGCCGCGGTCGTTCGTGCGCTCCTGGCCGTTCCACAGCACGCGGCACTTCTTCCCGATGAACAGCGTCCACTTGTCGGCCTCGAACGCCGCGCGGCTGTCGAAGCCCGGATTGGCCTCGTCCAGCCCCTTCAGCGTGTGCTTCAGCATGCCGAGCGCGCGGTCGCTCCACGACATGAACAGCGAGCGCATCCACGGCTTGTCGGCGTAGAAGTCGCGGCTGAACTCGCCCGCGAACTCGCCCTCGGCCACGTCGAGCTGGACGCGGACGCACTGGCGGTCATCCGCCCTCTGCAGCCCCGCGCGCGTCGTCCACTCCGTGTCGATGCCCGTGATGATGCACTCGTAGACGCCCGGCTCCATGCGCTTGAAGCCGTCGCTGGCGGTGGACTCCTGCGCGCTGTCGAACAAATCGCTGTTAATCTTCGGCATTGGTGTACTCCTCTTCTTCCTTCTTGACCGCCTCGGCGGCTTTCATGTAGATCTCGTACGCGCACGACTTGACGAAATAGCACGCGTACTCCAGGTTCCCGATTTCCCGCTTCAGGTCGATGACCTCGTGGCGCAGCGCGCGGTTCTCGGCGCGCAGCTCGTCGGTAATCTGCCTGAACTCCTCGATGGTGTAGTGCTTCACTGCTTCACCTCCGTGACGCTCACGATGGACGAATACGGCACGCGCAGCCGCCACGCGACGTTCGCGCGAGCCTTGGCGGCTGACACCGCCACGGTGGTCTGCGGGGGCATGCCCCTGACCTCGACCGTCCACTTACGCATCGCCGCCCCCTTTCGCGCGGCGCTTGGCGGGCGCTTTGAGCGGGGCCATGCCCCAGTACTCGCGGATCGCGCTGTCCACCGCCTTCAGGTCGTTGTCTATCTCCGCGTCGTCGAACATGCCCATCGGGGCCTTGACCGTCGTCGTGCCGTCGTTCACGGTGGAGAACCAGTGGCGCTCCTTCGTGGCGTTCGCCATGAGCACGACGGGGAACAGCCCCTCCAGCGTGTAGTGGTTGTCGATGAGCTTGCCCAGCGTCTTGGCCTTCACGCGCCCGTCGTCTCCCACCTCGGAGTGCATGAGGAAGTAGACGATCGTGTCGTCGGGCAGGGTGGACACGTGGCGCACCAGCCCGATGAAGCCGTAGCCGATGGCGTTCCACTTGTCGTAGCCGCTGAGCTTCGTGTCCATCTCCTCGAACGACATGATGTACTGCGCGTCGTCCACCACGTAGGCGCGGCGCGTGCCGCCCGATATGGCCTTCTTCACGTCGTTCGCGTTGGACAGCGACGCGTACGGCAGCTGCCCCCTGAACGGCAGCGGCTTGCCAGACACGTTAATCAGCCCTATCTCGTCGGGCTCGAAGTTGCGCAGGCTCGTGGACTTGCCGGAGCCGCTCGGCCCGATGACCAGAACGCAGGTTCCCATCACAGCACCTCCCCGTTCTCGTCCACGACGGACGCTCCAGCGGGCAGCTCGGGCAGCTCCCACCCGAACAGCGCGTGCGCCGCCACGGCGGGCAGCGCGTCGCCGAGCGCGTCCGCGACCTTGCCCTCGTCCACCTTCAGCGTGGCCCCCGCCACCGTCTCGGGCGTGTCGGTCACCTCCAGCTCGCAGCCGTCGGGCAGCTCGCCCGTCTCGCGGAACCTGCGCTCGGCCTGCGCGTCGTCGGTGGTCATGCACGCGTTCTCGACGCACCAGGCGACGTACGCGTCCATGTCCACGACCTTCAGCTTCTCCACGCGCTTCGGCTTGTTGACGCGCACCGAATACGTGCCGACCTTCTCGCCGAGCAGGCGCACGTCGTACGATTTCGCGCCTGTGGACAAATAGTTCGCGATGGCGTCCTGGTCGCACATGCCGCGCAGGTTGTCGGGGTCCTTGGTGGACACCTGCGCCGCGATCGTCTTGTAGCACGCCTGCGCGATTGCCAGCTTCTCCACGGGTTTCAGCTCCGCCATCAGAACCGCCTCCAGACCCACTCGCACGCCGCCACCGCGGCGAGGCCCAGACCGAGCGTGATTACGAACGCCGCGAACCCGCGCGCGAACGGCGTGGCTGGGATGCCCGCGACGAGGTCGCCGAGCGCCGCCACCGCGATGAAGATGCCGACCGTCGCCAGCATCGCGCGACCGAGCCAGACCCGGCCCTTTTCCCTCTTCGTCTTTTCCATGTGATACAATCCCTTCGTGTCGATTCTCCGACGCCTTGGGCCGTGGCGGCTGTCTCCCGCCGCGGTCCTTCTTTTCTCCTCGTCCACCTTCCGCGTGGACATGCCGCGCCTCCTTCCTTCGTTCCAGCAGCCCCCTCGGCACCGTCACCGCCCTGCCGATGAGTGGAGAGAAAGGAAGGCCACCCTGATGCGTGATGCCCAGACACGTCGAAAGGAGCTACCCGATGAGGAGGTAGAGAGATGCGTGGGCGATGACGGCACCGGGGGAGCTGCTGCCGCACAGCCTGTCGGCTGTTAAGTCTTACTGACCTTTTCGCCGAAAAAAACGCTGTCGAAGTCGCAGCCGATGAAGTCGCAGACGGTCTTTGCCTGCTGGATGGTCATCTGCTGCGGCTCGGCTTCGTAGCGCGCGTACGTCTGACGCGTCACTCCGATGGCTTCTGCCACGGCTTTCTGCTTGATGCCGCGGGACTCGCGCGCTTCGGTCAATGTCTGCATGTCCACCTCCTTCCGTTACCTGTTCAGTTTAACTTACTGTGTCGCAATGTCAAGCTAAACTTACTAAAATGTTAGTGCGAGAAAACAGAGAAAGGGGGCGGCGATGACGAGGATGGGGGACAACCTGCGCAGTTTGCGCGAGGCCCGCGGGCTCTCGCAGGGGCAGGTCGCGAGGATGGTGGGAAAGACGCGCTCGGCGATATCGCAGTACGAATCTGGCGCGATCGTGCCGCGCATGGGGACGCTCGAAGCGCTCGCGCGGGTGTACGGCGTGAGGAAGTCGGAGATTGTGGACCCGCATTACACGTTCGCGGCTGTCGAACTCGACGGGCTGTCCACGCGCGAGGCGGAGCTGCTCGACGCTTTCAGGCGCATGGACGAACGCGACAGGCGAACGGTCGAGGCACTGGTCGCCTCTCTCTCGACCGAGGCTCCGCGTCGTGCCGCGGAGGGCGTAGCATGAAGCCCACGGGCGGCAGGCTCGTCCACCGCGGGGAGAACTCGTGGGAGCTGGTGGCGACGTTCGGCAAGGTGGACGGACGCTACCCGACGCGCACGCGCCGTTTCCGCGGCTCCAAGCGCGAGGCGAAGATGGCGCTCGCGTCGTGGCTCGCCGAGCTGGAGCTGTCGGCTGGCAACCCGCTGTTCGCCGACTACGCCGACGAATGGCACGAGAGGCGCGAGAGGTCCGGCGCGTACTCGCCGCGCACGATGGACCGCGAGGCGTGGCGGCTCGTCGGGCTGAAGATGCACCTCGGCGGCACGAGGGTCGCCGACATGACGGCGGGCGACGTGTCGGCGTGCTGGTCGCGGCTTATGTCGGGCGACTCGCCCAGCGGCAGGGAGCTGAAGCCGTGGACGATCGACAGCATGCACACGACGCTCGCCAAGCTGATGGCCGACGCGAGGGCCGACGGGATAGCGGCGGGCAGGCCCGAGGACGCGCCGAGGCCGCGCGTGACCGACCGCGACGGGAGGACGCCGACCACCGCCGAGGTGGACGCGATGCTCGGCGCGCTCGACGTGTCCGACCCGCGCCACCTCGCCGTCGCGCTGTGCGCGTGCCTCGGCCTGCGGCGCAGCGAGGCGGTCGCGGTGACGTGGGAGGACTTCGACGGCTCGCGCGTCAGGGTCGCGCGCTCGCTCGCCGACGACGGCTCGGCGCTGCCCACGAAAAACGGCAGGACGCGCGAGGTGCCCGTCCCGCGCTGGCTCGCCGACGAACTGGAGCCGATGCGCTCCGAGGGCGCGATGTGCGCCATGCGCCCGCCCGCGCTGTCGCGCTGGTGGCGGCGCAACCGCCACCGCTGGGGCATGGACGGCGTGAGGCTGCACGACCTGCGCCACGCCTACGCCACCAGGCTCGCGGAGGCGGGTGTCCACCCTCGCGCGATGATGGCGCTCGGCGGCTGGGAGACGGTGGACGTGTGCATGCGGATATACACGCACGTCTCGGACACCGCGCTCGACGTGGCGGTGGACGGTGCCTTCCGCCGCGAAAAACGCCGCGAAAAACGCCGCGAAAAACGCCGCGAAACGCCGCGAAACGACCGCGAAAACATGGCGGGCGGCGATGACGGTGCGAGCGTCTGACCTGCGCTTTTCCCGCGCCCACGCCCGCCCGCACCGCCTTCACACGGCGGGGGTCACTGGTTCGAACCCAGTATCGCCCACCACGGAAACACGAGGTCGGGGCGCATGTGCTCCGGCCTCTCGCTTTCCCCGCGGGGACGGCGCACCGCGAAAACGCCGCGAAAAACGGCACAAAAAAAACACCCCACCCGCGGGATGCAGGTGGGGTGTTTCGTCTGGTCGTCTGGTCACGCCGCTCGTACCTCGCGCCAAGCTCGCGAGTTGTAGAAGCGGCGCGCGTAGGGTTTGGACATTACGCGGGGATTGCCTGAATCTTGTCGGCGTAGGTGCTCCAATTGGTAGCCGCCTTGTAAGCGTCCACGCTGGCGGCGGGAACGTAGATATGTTCGACACTTGTAAACGGGTTGGCTGTAATCGTCGGTGGTGTGGCGGCTTTGCAGGTTACCGAAAAAAGCGCGTGCCCATTAAGTGCATTGTTCTCGATGCTCGTGATTGTATCGGGCAAGACAAATTCAGTGACGCAATTCCCCCCTAATGCACTTGCGCCAATTCGCGTTATGCCGCTGTCCAAAATGACTTTTGCAAGCGCATCGCTGGCTTTGCACATTTCCGCAGCTATCGAGCCTTCGCCGCTGAAACTCACCGCGCGCAAGCGGTAACAATATTCCAGCCCGCCCGATGTATCGGCAAAATCAAAGATGGATTTTACAAATTCCGCATCGATCAATCGCATCTTGTCTAATTCTGTTGTAGTGAAAATGTCACCTCCGCGAAACCTCGCAAGCTCGGCAGACGATTTCAGCGTCACGACAAAAATTCCGGGCTTGCCGTATGTGTGGGTAAACGTTTTGGGTGTAGTCGTTGACGTTGGGCGTGCTATTGTTCCATCGCCCCAGTCAATCGACAGATCATTGACGGTTGCGGGAGAATAAACTGTACACCCTAGTTTTATAGAAATAACGTCATCTGCCCCAAACGATTCAACCCAAAAATGCGTGTTGCCATCGCGCAGCGGTTCCCAATTGTCACCGCCGCCGCCGATGCTGATGGTGCCGTCCTCGATCATGTCCGCAAGCTGCGAGATACGCCCCGCGATGTCGCGAGCCGTGAACGTCACGCCATCGCCCGCGAGCGTGTCCGCGAGCGTGTCGAGCCGCCCCGCCACGGTTTGGCTAGTCATTGGGACATCTTCGCCCGCGATAGCGTCGATGAGCCTGTCAAGGGCTTTTGCCTTCGTCGTCATGTTCTTGCTCCGTTCTTCCGTCTTTCCTGCTGCCGTCTATACGTCCACGCGCCGAAGCGCGGAATCACTGCTCGTACGTTCCCCTCGCGGTCGGCGTCCCCGCCGCCTTGACGCCCATCCAGCCGACGGTCTTGCCGTAGCGCACCTTGCGCCAGTTGCCGGACTTCCCGCCGACGCGCTCGACCGTCGCGCCGCGCGGCACCTTGGCGAGCCGCTTCTTCGGCTGCTTCTTGGGCTCTGGGTAGAGGTAGCGCGTGACGAGCGTCTTGTAGCCGGTCAGCCGCTCGTAGCGCGGGCGACCGTAGCCCGCGATGCGCTTGAAGCCCTCGCCGTACACCTTGCGGCACACGCCGCCGCCGTTCGCCACCACGCCAGACGCCCCGCTCGTGTTGCCCTCGATGGTGTGGACGAAGCCGTCCGCGACGCTCTCCACGATGCCGGTGTGGCAGATGCCGCCGCCCGCGTCCTTGAAAAAGATTTGGTCACCCGTGTGCGCGGTGTGCGTCCACCTGCCCGCGTCCTTGTAGCGCTGGGCGCTGAACACCGTGTAATCGTCGAAGTCGCCGCACAGGGCGCGTTTCGCCTTGGCGGCGTCCTTGCCCGACGCTTTCCAGAAGCACCAGTCCACGAAGCAGTCGCACCACGCGGCGGGGTAGTCCATGTTGCGCGGCTGGACGCGGTGCATGTCGCGCCCGTACTTGGTGTAGTTGTTCGCGCCCGCGTTCGCGGTCTTGTCGTCCAGCTGCGCGGAGCTGCGCTTCTCCAGGTAGCCGACCTCCGCAGCCGCCACGTCGAGCAGGTGCCCGACCGTCAGGCGGCTCACTTGCCCTCACCCGCAAGCTGGACGAACTGCTTCACGAGCTCGTAGCAGCCCGTCGCCGCGAGACCGCTCACGAGGCCCTGCGCCACGATCTCGGGACTCACCGCGTGGTTCGCCCACGCGACGATTACCAGACCGAGCACCGCGCTGATGAGCGGGATGAAGCGGTCCAGCTTCTCGGACTGCGCCGCCTGCTTCACGATGAAGCACACCACCGCGCAGATGACCATCGCGACGGGCGCGATATATTGCAAGAACATGTCCATGATTTCACTCCTTGTCGATTGTCGGCAGCGCCATCACCTCGTCGTGCAATGACACCGCCACGCCGTTGCCGCCCAAGCCCCTGTAGGCCTCGTAGTCGCGCTCGATGACCTCCTTGTCCACCGTGGACGCGCTGCCGCGCGCGACGCACACGTGGTGCGTGCGCATGATGGACGAGCGCAAAAGCGAGCGCACGCCGTTCTCGACCGCGCCCCACTCCTGCCGCCGCTCGTCCTCTTTCAGCCGCTGCTGCTCGCGCCACGCCTCCGCGTCCTTGCGGTCGCTCCTGCGCCAGTTCGCCTGGACAGCGCCGATGACCGCCACGCATATCGGCGAGAGGAACGCGAGCAGGATCTGCACGATTTCCATCACGCGATCACCCACGAAGCGCAGCCCCATATGTTCGTATTCGCGCTCATAGCGCCGTTCGGCTGGAACGTGACTATGCCGGCGTTCGAAGCGTTCACGATGAAGGTCGAGCCGATGTTTCCATATCTGCCGTATACCTGCGCCGCGCCAGCTGGCCTGTACCCCGCTGGTATCGTGAACTCGGTTTTCGTGGCAGGGCTATATTCGTTACTAGTGTAAGAATAGCGTGTCTTATACCCGCTCAGCACGAGCATCGCGGACTTACCCCATGTATAAAGGACGGCTCCTGTCGCGAGCGTTTGAGTTGTCGGCGCGCCGATGTCCGCCCCGTTGACCGTGCCGCACTCGACGTTGCCGTCCCAATCGACGGTCAGCGCGTTGCCGCGCGTGGTGGACGTGCCGTTGCCGATTACGAGCGCGTAATCGCCCGACGCGTCCTCGACGTTCCAGCGCCCGAGCGCGGTCTGGTTGGAAGATGCCGCGACGGTGCCGAGCCCGAAGGAGAGTTCGGGGCCGTGCGTCGTGGTGGTCCACGAGGCGATAGAAGCGCCGCCGATGTCGTAGCCGTAGAGATACGCGCTGCTGATGCCCGACGAGCTGACGAGCATCAGCGACATGGTGCCGTTTGCCTGCAATCGGGCGCGCAGCGTGAACGTCGCGCTGACTGCCGTGCTCTCCACCGTTCTCGTGACCGTGACCGCCGAGGTCGAGCTGTACGTCCACTCGAAGGTGACGGTCTGGTAGTAGTAGGTGGACGAGCCGCTGGGCACGTAGTACACGGGCGTGCGCAGCGTCACCGTGCCGCCGTTCACGAGCGTATCCGTGATTTGGTACACGGTCTTGTACGATGACGTGATTGTCGTCTTTCTCGGAGCGAACGTGCGCGATGTGGTGGCGGTCTCCGCGCTCGCGTTGGCCTCCACCCCGAAAACGGTCACGTCATCGGCGTTGGACATGCGCATGGAATCGCCGTCGGTCTCCAGCCTGAACGCGCCATCGGCTCCGACCCTCGTGCCGCTCACGCCAAAGAAGGCCGCGTCGCTCTCGGTGCTCACGTCCACGATGTGCATGCCGCTGCTGTCGATGTCGTTTCTGTAGCCGCTCGTCTCGCCGAGCACGTGCGCGCCGTCCGCGTCGTGCCAGAACCACTCGGTGGTCGTGTCCGTCTGCGGGTCGTAGTCCACCACGGCCTCCAGCGCGGTCTGCATGACGCTCACGGCCTTCTCGACGGTCTGCGCGCCGCTCACGACGCTCTTCAGGTTCGCGTTCGCGCTGTCCGCCGCGGCCTTCGCCACCGCCGCGCTCTCGGTCGCCTCGGTCGCCGCGGTCGCCGCGGTAGCCGCGTCGGTCACCGCCTGCGCCGCGATTTCCGCGACGGGGTTGACGATGGTGGTCACCTGCGCCGCCCCCACGGCGGGAGTGGACGCGTTGCCCACCAGCCGCGATGAGCCGCGCCCGATTTCCACCGTCACGCTGTCGCCAGCCGCGACCTCTGCGGTGGTCGGCTTGGTTATCGGCGTCTCGCCGTCGCTCCCCGCCAGCCGCACCCACACGGTGCCGTCAGGCTCGACGCGCGACACGGTGGCCGCCGCCTTGCTGGTGGACGGTCGCGCCGCCTTGGCCTTCAGCGAATCGCGCAGCTGCCAGATGGCCTCGGTTATCCCTGCCACGTGACCACCTCCCGTGCTGCTTTTTCAGTTACAACGATGCCGCGACCGCACGCAAGCGACTGGCTGCGCACGGTCATGTCGCCGTCGAGCCGCACGCTCGGCATCGAGCCGCGCACGATGTCATACGGTAATACGCCGGGGACGAACTCGCGCGTGTAGGTCCTCTCGTCAACCAGCGTCGATTCCTCGCGCAGCCTGCGCGCCGCGTACGCCGCCAAGGTCTCGCCGTTCACGCGGTCGGGCGAATCGTCCACCACGTCGATGACGTACCCGCGACGCGGTATGCCCGTCTCGCTCGTCGGGTCGTCGTTCACCGCCTGCGCCACCTGCGCCTCGTCCACCGCCGTGTAGCGGTTCGGGACTTCCGACAGGTCGAGCGAGTGCCCGATTCCCGGCTGCAGCAGCGCGGCGTTGACCGTGGACAGCTCCAGCCGCGGCTCGGTCGGCCTCGGCTGCACGGACACCTCGCCGCGCCCGTCGATTCTCATGCACCAGCCGCCCGCGTCGAGCACCGCCCACGCGGCCTCCAGATAGCTCGCGCCGAGGTCGAACACGACGTGCTGCGCCAGCTCGAAGCCGCCGACCGCCGTCACGGGGCAGTGGACGCACTCGCGCAGCAAATCCGCCGCGAAGTCCGCGCCGTCCACGCCCGCTGGCGCGTAAGCGCCGTGCGTGAGCAGCCGCGTGGACGCGGGCCACAGCACGCTGCGCCCGACCACGTCCACGCCGTCCGCCCCCTTGTCGGCGGTGCCGCTCGAAGCGCAGCAGAGCAGGGTGGACACGTCCACGCGCTCGCTCTGCCCGTCCTGCTCCGCGACCATGGCGAGGCGGTAGTAGCCGTCGGCGAGGTCGCCGTCCAGGCTGAAACCGCCCGATTCCAGCAGCGGCGCGTCGTCGGTCATGGAGCGCTCGATTTTCGCGTCGCGGAAGCCGTCCACCTGCCCAGCGTCGGCCCACGTGTCGCGGTTCACCGCGAAGAGCCGCCAGCGGGCGGTGTAGCCGCGCGTCCAGTCGATCACGGCTCCACCTCCTCGCTCTCGTCCTCGGTGTCAGCCGCCGGAAGCGGCATGTCGAACGCGCCCGTCGGGCTGATTTCCTCCGCGTCGATGCTGACGGCGGTCAAGCCGCCCGAATAGCTCGCGTCCATGCCGCTCACGTCCACGTTGGCCTCGTACGCGCCGCCGTTGGGCGTGCGGACGAAAACCGAGCCCACGTGGCGCGCCAGCTCGCGCACCGCCGCGTGCTCCTCCGGGTTGTCCAGCCTGATGATGTCGGTGGACAGGCCCGCCTTGCGGCTCACGCCGTCGGCCCAGTAGCCGCCGACGCTGCCGTCCATGTGCTTGCGGCTCTCGAAGTCCTTGCTGTACTGGTCTTGCACGCCCACGTTCCACGGCAGCTCGACGTAGCCGCCGCCGAAGTCGAAGCGCAGCGAGTCGCACGCCAGCTCGTACGGGAACTCGAACCAGCTGGTGTCGCCGTCCACCGTGCGCAATGCCACGATGTACGAATGCTCGCCGTCGCCGAACGGCGCGTATCTGTCGTCCACCAGCTCGTCCAGCGCGTAACCGCTCCCCACGAGGTGCGAGCCGTCGCCCGTGACGCGGTAGATGTCGTAAACGTCCGTCTGCGCCGCGTCCTGCGGTGCCGCGAGCTGGATGCTCACGCCCAGCGTGCGGATGCCGTCCGAATCGGTCACGTCATACGGTATTACGGACAGGTCGTCGGGCACGTCGGGTGCCTGATGCGCCCACGCGACGGTGAAGCCCGCCGTGACGGTCTCGGACTGCAGCCCCGTGTCGCGGTCGGTCGCCTTGACCGATACCGTGTAGCTGCCGCCGTCGTGGAACGCCAAGCCGCTCGGCAGTCCGAACGTCGCCGACTTTCCAGTCGTCCATTCGCTCGCGGCGTATTCGGGCGACACGACGCCCGACCACACCACGTCGCCCGCCATCTGGTCGAGCGTGCCGAACGGGGCCTGACCGCCGATGCCGTCTGCTGTCACGATGACCGCGAGGTCGCACTCGCTCGTGACCGTGATGCCGACGTGCTGCGGCTGCACCGTGAGCGGGCTGGTCGTGCTGACCGTCAGAACTGGCGCGTCCACGATGCGCACCGTGCGCGTCGCCGACGAGACCAGCGCGCCGCCCGTGGACACCTCGACGTGCATCTGCAGCGCCTCGGAGCCGACCAGCGCCGCGATGCCGTCCAGCCGCTCGGCGCTGATGACGGTCCTGCCGTACGGGTCGGTGCCCTCGGCTATCACCGTGCCGTCCAAATCGTCGCTGACGAGCTGCCAGCGCTTCTGCTCGGCGGTGCTGTCGTAGCTCCACGCCACGTCCAGCCCCTGGCCGCGCGCCACGTAGCCGTCGCACATCAGCACGACGCTGCTCGGCGAGGTCACTGGCATGACGGTGAGCGTGTCGCTGTAGTGCGAGTACGTGATGTCGCCGTCTCGGTCGAGGTAGCGGCGGGCGCGGACGTAGTACGTCGAGCCCTCGTCCAGCTTCTTCATCACGATCGTCGCGCTGTGCTGGTAGCCGCTCACCGCGGGGGTCGTGTCCTCCCACGTGAACTGATGCGTCTCCGGCTCGTCGGTCGATTCCCACGTGTCGGGCTCTTCCGACCACGACAGCTCCGTGCCCGTGTTCTGGTCCGTCCACCCGACGACCGCGACTGCCGACCTGCCGTCGGCTCCTGGCGTGACGCTCGCCAGCTTGAACGTCGTGGTGGACGCGCTCGGCGCGATCGTCTCGACCCCGGGCAGCATCACGGGCTCGCTGTAGACGTAAAGCGCGTCCTCCAGGTCGTGCCACGACTTGACGCGTATCCACGTGTGCTTGCCCGCCGACGGGATGACCGCCGAGATGTCGCACTGCAATGCGCTGCAGTTCCCGTTGTCCACCGCGGCGTTGTCCCAGTCGCTCTCGGGGACGAGCGCCGCGGCCGCCGCCGTCGCTATCGACGTGTCGGCGAGCACCTGCAGCCGCATCCTGTCCACGGGGTGCTGGTACGTGCCGTTCGGGCTGACGTAGGCTATCAGCTTGCCGCCGCTGCCCATGCCCGTGACGGTGGCCCCCTTGATGGTCGCCCTCGCGGGGTACGCCACGACGTGCGCCGCCGTGACGTGCCCGGAAT